AAATAGAGGACAAAAATAATAACAATAGGGGTGTAAAAACCCCTTTTAAAAACAAAACAATGATACAATTTAATAAATATGATTTTATAAGTGATTTAAAAGATTCAATACGTGAATTTATAGAAGATTCACAATTTGAGGATGACCAAGACATATCAGATGATGTTTGGCAATTTATACACGAACAAATAGAAAATGAAATAATATACTATTATGATTGTTGGCGAATATGTATGAAAGAAGGTTGTACAGATTTCCTTATAGAACAAACAGGAGAAACAGCCAAAAATATTACAGAACTTGCTTACTGGACTTTAATGACTATTGTTGAAGAAAGTATTGATTATCATTTAGAAGCTAAAGAATTACAAGAAAAATTAAAACAACCAGAAACATTTAAACATTTTTAATTATGAGCATATTTATAAACACTACCACAACACTATGGGCAGACCACGGAATAGTAAACATTGAAGCAACTACGCTTGACCCAAAAGAAGGCTATGTGCATTTGGAAATTGATGCAAGGGAATTATTAAAATCTATTCCTTCATTATATGAGTTATGTTTAATGGCAATAGAAAAAGAAGATAAAGATATAAAAGAAAAATATAAACAATTAAAAAAGAAATTATGAAAACAAAGAAAAAGTACGAAGGGATAATGATTACAACAATGATAGCTTGGTTAGGGATAATATTTATCCTAGCTTTGCTTAATGCATAAAAAAATACAGACAGCTATAAGTTGGTGTTTTAAAAATGAAATAAAAATATATGTAAAACCTATTAATAAAGGATATAAATCAAAAGTAAAAATACATATTAATATATCTGGAAAAGAACAAATAGGAAAAGAAACATATTATCAGAATATAAAATTGTCTGAAAAAATACAAGAATTATACTTATATATGTATAATACTTATAAATAATTATTTTTTGGTTGATAGGAAAAAGGAGTTGCTTTATACAAAGTAGCTCTTTTTTTGTTTATTAAAAAACACTTTATGCAAATAGAAGTAAACATACCTAGCACATTAAGAGATGTCAAATTAAAAGATTACCAAGATTATTTAAAAATCGAAGAACCAAATAATGATGATTTATTAAAATGTATTCTTAATATAAATCAAGACAAGTTAGGTAAGGTAAAATCTAAAGATGTAGATTATTTAATTACACATATTACAAAACTTTTTGAAGCAAAGCAAGAACACATACCTACTTTTAAAATGTATGGTGTTGAATATGGGTTTATACCTAGCCTAGATGAAATAACTTATGGAGAAAATAAAGATATTACTTCTTATATAGGTGATTGGGCAACAATGAATAAGGCAATGGCTGTGCTTTATAGACCAATAAAACAAAAGCAAGGGCATAAGTATTTAATAGAAGAATATCAAGGAAGCCACAAGTATAGTGAGCTAATGAAAGATGCTCCTTTAGATGTAGTAATGGGTGCAATGGTTTTTTTTTACAATTTAACGAGCGTATTGCTGAAATATATGCCGAATTATTTGGAGGAGGAAGCAACGAAGGAACAGATGCGAGGAGTAATTTCAGCAGAAAATGGAGTAGCTATTCGGAAATATATTGCCTTAGTCAAGGAGACATTACAAGATTTAAAAAAGTTGCAAAACTTCCCCTTCATCAATGCTTAATGTATTTAGCATTTGAAAAAGAGAAAGCAGAACTAGAATCATTAATAATAAAAAATAAAATTAAATAATATGCAAGGCTTTTATAACCTAACAGATAAAATTAGAGAAACATTACAATTAGACCAATACGTTAATACAGTAACCTATGGGGATTTATTTGATGTTGATTTAAATAAACAAACCATATTTCCATTAAGCCATTTTATGGTAAACAATGCAGTGTTGCAAGAGAGCGTATGGAGTTTTAGTATATCATTATTATGTATGGATATTGTAGAGGAAAACAAAAACTTTGCAGAAGGAATACCAAATGAATTTAGAGGTAATAATAACGAGCAAGATGTATTTAATACACAATTAGCAGTAGGTAATAGATTAATAGAATTATTAAGGAGAGGTTCATTATATGTAGAACTTTATCAATTGCAAGGAGATGCAACCTTTGAGCCATTTGTGGATAGATTTGAAAACAAATTAGCTGGTTGGACAATTTCATTTAATGTAGAAATACCTAATGGAATGACAATATGTTAGAAAACATAAAAGCTGAATTACAAGCATTTGGTAAATATGTAGTGCAACAATCTAGGACTAACCTTACAAAACAAAAAAGAAATGTAAGTAAAAACCTTTATAATAGTATTCAATATACTTTAGAAGAAAAGGATAATAGTTTTTTTTTAAATTTTATTATGGATGAGTACGGAACATTTTTAGATAAAGGTGTAAAAGGCGCAAACCCTAGTTTAGTAGATAATAAAAAAACAGGTAAAAAAGGAATACAAAAAGGTGGAGATAGTCCTTATAGTTATAAGAATAAAAGACCACCAATGCAACCTTTAGCAGATTGGGCAAAAAAAAAGAATATAAGATTAAGAGATAAAAAAGGTAGATTTAAAAAAGGTAATTATAGAACAATAGGCTTTATATTACAAAGAAGCATATTTGCACAAGGTATTAAACCAAGTTTATTTTTTACTAAACCTTTTGAAGTTGCTTTTGAAAGATATAAAAAAGGAATTAAAAAAAGTTTTATGCAAGACATAATAGATTTAATAAAAAACAACAATGAGTAAAATAAACGTAAGAAGTCCATACTTCATATATTTTAAAGATATTAATTTAACAAGCGCAACGCTTGAAATAAGAATATACGAAGGGTTTGCAGAAACATCTTGGCAAGGAAGTCCGCAATATACATTAACATCAACAGCTGTAGGCAATCGCATAACTTTTGAAATAGCAGAGTTAATAAAAGACTACATACCAGCAAAGTTTAATGGAAATTATCTTGGTACAGCTGGTTCAGGAGATGATACTACAATATATGTAGATTATAGAATTACAAAATATATATCTAATGTTGCTCAAACACCAGATGCTCCAGTATTAGGATTAAGAGGTTTTTATGGATATGGATATTTTGAAGATGGTTCTAATCCTCAACAATTGCAAGGTTTATTACAATCTAATACAACTATATTAAAATCTGATGATGATGCTTTAAGAGTTCCAGTAGATAACGAGAATACTACTTCTGTTGCTTTTTTAAGCAAAGGAGAACAGATATATGTATGGACTGCGCTTACTGGTTTAAAAATAAGAGACCAAATACAATATGTAAGTACAGCCGCAAAAGACGTTGATAATTATAGAGAAAGAGTAATAGATTCTGGAGGAACTTTTGAAGACAATCCTTGCATACAAGAGTTTTTAAGAAATGAAACTATATATTCAGTCGATGAGGTTATTATAAACGCTGTAGAGGGCGTTACTGTATTAAACATAGAAAACATAGAGGAATGTAAATACACTCCTTACAAGCTAACCTTTATAAATAAATTTGGAGCATATCAAGATTTATGGATGTTTAAGAATTCTAAACTTGCAATGACTACTGAAAAAGACAAATACAAATCTAACATACTAAACAACGGAACATACAAAACATACAATGCACAAGTTAGACTACTTACTAAAAACGCAAATCAAAGGCTTACGTTAAATAGTGGTTATTATCCAGAAAGCAACAATGAAGTATTTAAGCAACTATTTTTGAGTGATAAAGTATGGATAGAATACAAAAATAAAACATTAGCTGTTAATATTGAGAACAACAACATAAACTATAAAACAAGTCTTACTGATAGTTTAATAAACTACACAATAAATGTAAGCTTTGCATTTGACACTATAAATAATATAAGATAAATGAATTTAGAGTTATATATAGACAATACAAGGGTTGATTTATTTAAAGATGAAGCAATTACTATTACAGATACACAACAAAACATTCGTGATATTGCTTTAGTGTTTACTCCATTTAGTCAGCAGTTTAATTTACCAGCATCCTCTACTAATAATAAGATATTTAAACACTATTACAACAACGACATTATAAATGGTTATGATGCAAGGTTTAGAGTTGATGCTATTATTAAGCTTAATGGGGCAGATTTCAAAATAGGTAAGATTAGATTAGATTCTGTGTCAATGAAAGACAATAAAGCACACGCTTATAAGGTAGTGTTCTTTGGTAATACTTCAAGTCTTAAAGATATATTTGGAGATGAAAATTTAAGTTCTTTAAACCCTTTAAGTGCTTATGATATGGCACTAAACAATAACGACACATTAGATGCTTTTAGGTATGGCTTACAAAATTCTGGTCTACCAGCTACTAATCTGGATAACAGAAATGTTACTATGCCATTAGTTACTTTACAAAACTATTATAGTTATGATTCTACTAATACAATAACAACACCTAATTTACACAATGTTGCTTGGACACAATTACGCAAAGAACTAAAACCAGCTATAAAATGTAAACGTATTATAGAAGCAATACAAACACAATATAACATACAGTTTAATATGGCAAATGAAACTGGTATAACAAGTTTCTTTGGTAGTGATGTATTTGATGAATTATATTTATGGTTGCATAGAGAAAAAACACCTATAACAAACCCTGAAACTACTGTACCTTTATTTGGTATTGATTTAGTCCAAAGGTCAAAGAAATTAACATTTGCTGATTTTACATATACTTCAGGAACTGATTATTTAAGTGGAGGTAATTTAGTTGTAAGTGATATATATAATTATACTATAAGAATAGCACTTGATTGTAATGTTGGAATAGATTTAGAGATTATATCAAGAGATAAATTAACAAACGAGTTATTAGATTATCAAACAAGAATAACACCAGCAAATAATTTTAATGTAACATTAAGAGACTTAAATAGTGGAACATTATCTTCAAGAACTTATGATATAGAATTTAGATTAAACTCTTCAAGTTCAGGTATATTCGATGCAGAAACAATGCTTATAACACGAACACTAAAAGATGGTACACCAGTAGATTCTGGCAACTATTCTTATAATGCTTTTAATTTAGGGCAAAACATATTTATACAAGACTACTTACCTGATATGAAAGTACTTGACTATATGACTACGTTATTTAAGATGTTTAACTTAACCGCTTACACTAAAAGAGGGTCAAGCATAATATATGTAGAAACACTTGATGACTTTATGTCTGTTGGTAATACACACGACATTTCTAAATACATTGTTGTAGATAAAAACACAATAGATAGACCAATACCATATTCAAGAATTAACTTTAATTACGCTCCATCTGTTACACAAACAAGTTTAAGATATTTAAACCAGTTTAGCCAACAATTTGGTAACCTTAACTATTCAGCACCAGAGAAATATGACGGACAAAGTTATAATGTACAGGTATCAGGGCAACGTAGCCAATTAATAAATATAATAGATGAAAATGGAGATTTTACTGGTAATGTTTTTGGTTGGTGGGTAGATGCAGAAAGTAAAACTACACTTGGAAAACCATATATGTTTTTTAATAGATTAGTAGATTCTTCTGAATATCCAGTTACTTCAAGCCAATATGAACAGTATAATTCAGCGGCAAATGCAACAGAAGTTCCAAATCACACTTTAAATTTTGGAATAGAGTATAATGAATATACTGGTAACTTAAATGAGAATAGTTTGTTTAATAGATTTTACTCTCAATACATAGTTAAGTTATTTGAAGAACAAGCAAGAGTTGTAAAGTTTACTGCACAATTACCCTCATCAATAGTTTTAAACTATGAACTAAATGATGTGTTTATAGTAAACGGACAAGAGTATTATATAAATAGCATACAAATTAATTTGCTAACCAATAAAACAGAACTTGAATTAATAACCAAGCAAAGTGCTTATACACCAAGCGTATTAACATGATTATATTAAAATTACTAAACATAGATAATTTTTATGGTATAGATGAAACCATAGAGATAGCCAAAGGAAAAAACAAATTACCAGAAACTTTTAAAGAAGGTTTTAAACAAATTAAAAGACATATAAAATGGAATCATTCAAATTAGAGATAGAAGTAGACTCTAAAGGAGCAGTAAAAAGTGTCAAAAACATAGATGATGCTTTACAGAGTACTGGAAAAACAGCTAAAAAGGAATTATCCTTAATAGAGAAAGGCATAAAAAAAGTAGGTCAAGCTGGTAAAACTATAGCTAAAGGGGGGTTAAAAGCAGTTGGTCTTGGTTTAAAAGGTATTGGAAAGGCATATTTAGCCGCTGGTATTGGTATTATTGTTTCTGGTTTTGCATTTTTGACTAATGCATTAAGAGAAAATCAAGAAGTAATGGATGCTGTAAATACAGTATTTGAAACTTTATCTATTTTAGGAAGTCAAGTATCTGATGTTATAGTTTCTGTATATAAAAATGTAGCAAGTGCTTCAGAAAACTTTGATGCTTTAGGTAAGGTTATGAAAAGCTTATTAACCATCGCTATAACACCCTTAAAATTAGCTTTTGATGGTATTAAATTAGGATTACAATCAGCACAATTAGCTTGGGAGGAATCATTTTTTGGAGATAAAGACCCAGAAACAATTAAAAGACTAAATGAATCAATATTTGAAACAAAGCAAAGTTTAGCAGATACAGCAAACGAAGCAATTTCTGCTGGTAAAAGTGTAGTTAATAATTTTGGTGAAGCAGTATTAGAATTTAAAGATATTACAACACAAGTAATTGATGGAGTTAAAGAAATAAGCATTGAGGCAGCCATTGAAACTGCAAAAACAAATGTATCCTTAAAAAAATCAGCAGAATTAGCAAGAGTAGCCAATCAAGGTTTAATTGAGGATTATGATAGACAAGCAGAGCAACAAAGACAAATAAGAGATAATGATTTAAATTCTATTGAGGAAAGAATAGCTGCAAATGATTTACTTAAAGATAAATTAGAGGAACAAGAAAAGTTAATGCTTGAAAATGCAAGGTTAATACAAGAATCTGCACAAGCACAATTTGACAAGAATGCAAGTGATGAAAACGCTTTAATATTAGCAGAAGCTAAAAATGAAGTTAAGGCTGTGGAAGCACAGATTGAAGGCTTTATGTCTGAGCAAGAATCTAATAGAGTAGCTTTATTAAAAGAAAAAATAGAACTTGATTTAGTTAATGATGAATTAACTTCTGTAAGACAAGCAGAACAAAGAGCGTTTGTGCTTGAAATGGAAGAAAGTGATATTAGAAGATTTGAAATGGCTTTAGAGAATCTAGAAAATGAAAATGAAGCAGAAACAAAAAGATTAACACAGAAAAGAGATATATATAAAAAAGGAACACAAGCATATATTGATGCAAATAATGAATTATTAAATTACCAACAGGCTAATGCAAATCAGCAAACAAAAATTGAAAAAGATTTACAAAAATCTAAAGGTGATGCATTAAAAGGAGCATTGTCAGATGTTGCTTCTTTAGTAGGTACAAGTAGTAAATTTGGTAAATCAATAGCAATTGCACAAGCAATACAAGACACTTATGCTGGTGCAGATAAGGCTTTTGCACAGGGTGGTATTTTTGGAGCTATATCTGGTGCTGCAATAATAGCTGCTGGTTTAATGAATGTTAAAAAAATAGTTGCAACTAAAACCCCAAAGCCACCAGCTGGATTAAGAGGAGGTTCTTCTCCAAGTATACCTACACCAAGCATACCAGCGCCAACAACACCTAACATTCCAGAATTTGATATATTAGGTACAAGTGGAACAAATCAAATAGCATCAGCATTAGGCGAGCAACCACCAGTACAAGCATTTGTTGTTGCACAAGATGTAACAACCTCGCAAAGTTTACAAAATAATATTATACAAGGTGCATCACTAGGATAATATAACAAAAACCAAAAATTATTGTTTATAAAAAAAGAACTATGGAAATAATAGAGTTAGTAATTGATGAAAATGAGGAGTTTTCTGGCATAGAAGCCATATCAGTTGTAGAATCACCAGCAATAGAGGAAGATTTTATTGCATTAAAAGACCAAGAGCAAATAAGACTTGCAGAAGTAAGTAAAGAAAAACGCTTATTAATGGGAGCTGCATTAATACCAGAGAAACCTATATATAGAAAATCTGGAGACCACGAGTTTTACATTTATTTTTCTAAAGATACAGTAGCTAAAGCATCACAAATGTTTTTAAAAGCTGGAAATCAAGGACAAGCAACAATGGAACATACAGAGGAAAAACTATCAGGAATGACAATAGTAGAGTCTTGGTTAGTAGAAGATGAGGTACACGATAAAAGTAGAAAATATGGATTAGATATGCCTTTAGGTACTTGGATGGTAGCAATGAAAGTAGACAATGATGATATATGGAACAATTATGTCAAAGAAGGTAAAGTAAAAGGCTTTTCAATAGAAGGCTACTTTGCGGATAAACTAAACAGACCACAAGATAAACAACAAGACCAATTAAGTGAAGATGATAAACTACTAAACGAAATAATAGATGTACTCAAGGAATCAAACACCAACCAAAAGTAGAACTAGTCCAAAAGGTGGTAGGAGAGGTTGTCTTTGTAAAGATGGCACTTACAACTCTAAATGTTGCAACGGAGATTTACAGAATCAAGGAATAGGTAACACTACTGGGCAAAATAGTTGAATTTACAACAACAAATAACTAATGTTGTTTATTAAAAAAGTAAATACTTAAAATAAATTAATATGAACTCAAAAGAAACTTTAAACAAAGTTAAAACTTTGCTTGGTTTGGAAGTTCAGTTAGAGGAGAGAAAGTTGGAAAACGGAACTCGCTTTGAAGCTGATTCTTTCGAAAAAGGTAAAGAAATCTTTATTGTAACAGATGAAGATGAAAGAATTGCTGTACCACAGGGGGAATATCTTTTAGATGATGGCTTTATGGTTATTATTGAAGAAGATGGAATTATCTCTGAAGTAAAAGAAGCAGTAGAAGAAGAAGTAGAAGAAGTTGTAGAAGCACCAGTTGTGGAAGAAGTTGAAGCTGCTGAAGAAGCTGATGTCGAAGACTGGAAAGGTATGGAAATCAGAATTAAAAATCTTGAAGATGCTATCGCTGATTTAAAATCACGATTTAGCGAAAAAGATGATTATAGTTCTGAAGAAACTGAAGTAGAATTATCTGCTGATGTAAAACCAATTAAACACAATCCAGAGTCTAAAGGTGAAGTAGAGATGAACCTTTACGCTCAAAACAAACCAATGAGTACTCAAGATAGAGTATTTGCTAAATTATTTAAAAACTAAAAATTAAAAACCAAAATTATGTCAAATAAAATAGACCTAGCAACAACTGTAAATATTACTAGCACTTATGCTGGTGAATTCGCAGGAAAGTACATTTCTGCAGCTTTATTAAGTGCAAGTACAATCGAAGACGGTGGTGTAGAAGTTATGCCAAACGTAAAATTTAAATCAGTTATCCAAAGAATTGAAACTGGTAGTTTAATCGCAGATGGAACTTGTGATTTTTCTGCTTCTTCAAACGTGAATTTAACTGAAGTAGTTATCCAACCAGAAGAATTCCAAGTAAACCTACAATTATGTAAGTCTGACTTTATCAACACTTGGGAGTCAATTCAAATGGGGTATAGCGCATTTAATCCAAACGGATTACCATCATCATTCGCTGATTATTTAGTTGGACACGTAGCATCTAAAGTTGCTGCTGCAAACGAAACTAATATCTGGACTGGAAATTTAGGTGGAGCTCAAGCTGGAGAATACAACGGACTTGAAACTCTTGCTGCTGCTGATGCAACAGTAATTGATGTTGCTGCTGCTGGTGGTGGATTAACTGCTACAAACATTATTGATGAAATGCAAAAAGTTGTAGATGCAATACCAAATGCACTTTACGGAAAAGAAGATTTAAAGTTATACGTATCTAACAAAGCTGCAAAATTATACATTAGAGCTTTAGGTGGATTTACTGCTACTATTGGAGCTGCTGGTTCTGACAGCAAAGGAACACAATGGTATAACAACGGAAGTTTATCTTTCGGAGGTATTCCAATCTTTGTAGGTAGAGGAATGTCAGATGATGTTATGATGGCTGCACAATCAAGTAACCTTTTCTTTGCGACTGGTCTTTTAAACGACTACAACGAAGTACGTGTGATTGATATGACTCCACTTGATGGAAGTCAGAATGTACGTCTTGTAATGAGATTTACGGCTGCGGCTGCTATTGGAGTAGGTGCTGATGTAGTTTACTACGCATAATAATTACTAACTATATTATATGGGGGATTAATTTCCCCCTATAATAACCAAAACTATAAACATATGTCATGTGATATTACTTTAGGGCGTTTAGAACCCTGTAAAAAAGATGTTGGTGGTTTAGTAGCTATTTATTTTATTAATTATACTGCTGGTCTTTTGACTGGCTCTGGTGCTGCAACATTTGGCACAGATGATTTAATAACTGGATTTGCTTCTGCACTAACATTATATAAGTACGATTTAAGAGGTACAAATTCTTTTGATGAAACAAACGAAAATTCAAGAGAAAATGGAACTTCTGTTTTTACTCAAACTGGAACTATTCAGTTAAAGAAACAAGATGCTGCAACAAGAAAAGAAATGAAACTATTAGGATATGGGAGACCACAAGTAATAATTCAATCTTATGATACAGGTGCTGGAGCTGGAGATTTGCCAATTTATAAATACCAGTTAGCTGGAATAGAAAATGGGTGTGAAGTTGCTGCAAGTTCAGTATCTGGAGCTGCTATGGCAGACTTTACCGGATATAACCTTGTATTTACTGGAATGGAAAGAGAGTCAGCTTATTTTGTAGACCCAACAATTATTGGAGATACAACAAATACAACTGTTGTTGTAGGAAGTTAAACATAAATTACTTATTAAATTAAAGGCATTGCTTCGGTTTTGCCTTTTTTTATATAACAAAATTTGACTTTTCTTGTTTATTAAAAAAGCAATATGATAATACTAACAACAAGTGCTAGTGCACAACAGTTAAAGTTTATACCTAGAGAGTATACAGCTAATAGTATTAAAATTACAGACCAAGACACAAATAAACCTGTAACATATAGCGGATTAACATTTGCAACAAGCTCTTATTATTTACAAGGCAATGTAACTTTTAATCCAATATTAATTGAAGGTAGATTTTATACACTAGAAGTTTATAACGGAACAAGTGTGATTTATAGAGATATGATATTTTGCACTGACCAGACTATTAGCACTTATAGTATTAATAATAGTGTTTATACAGAACATGCAACAACTAACGAATACGTAGTAATATGAGCGAATTTTTTGTAACTAAATTAGCAGCTTACACAGCTCCAGAAGTTGTAGAGTTAAAAAATAAAGATTGGGTACAATACGGAGTAGATAATAACTACTTTAATTACATAATTGATGTAAACAATAACTCTACCACAAACAGAGCTATTTGTATTGGTGTTTCTAATATGATTTATGGCAAAGGTTTAGCGGCACACGATGGAGATAAAAGACCAGAGCAATATGCTCAAATGATGTCATTATTTAAAAAGCAAGATTTACGCAGATTTATAAATGATTATAAAGTTTTAGGAATGGCTGCATTTCAGTTAGTTTATCAAAATGGTAAAGTAAAAGAAGTACATCATTTTCCTATGGAAACATTAAGAGCAGAAAAATGTAATGATGAAGGGGAAATAGAAGCGTGGTATTATTCAAATCATTGGGATAATTTAAAACCTAGTGAAAAACCAGAAAGAATACCAGCATTTGGGTTTGGTAAAGCAAATGGTGTTGAAATGTACGTTTTAAAGCCTTATGAAGCTGGTAAGTACTATTATAGTAGTCCAGATTGGTCTTCTGCGATGCCTTACGCTGTCTTAGAGGACGAAATAGGAGATTACCTTATAAATGATTGTATAAATGGTTTTAGTGGCACTAAGGTTGTTAATTTTAACAATGGAGTACCAGACCCAGAAAAAATGCAATCAATTAAATCTGATGTATTAAATAAACTAACAGGAAGCAGAGGAGAAAAAGTAATCGTTGCTTTTAATAATAATTCCGAATCCAAAACCACAATAGATGACATTCCTTTAAACGATGCACCTAGACACTATGAGTATTTAGCTGATGAGTGCTTTAGAAAACTAATCGTTGGTCATAGGGTTACATCTCCAATGCTTCTTGGTATTCGTGAAGGTA